TTTCATATGCGTTCTTTGTATTCTGTTAGTTTGCCTTCAAATGTAGTAGGGATTGTGCAACATTCACCGTTGCGATTCTTTGCGATAATCAACTCCGCTTCTTCTACGTCAGGCTTCTCTGTGTCGTAGTAAGCAGGTCTAAAAGGAAACATCACAATGTCTGCGTCTTGCTCTATCGCACCTGACTCTCTCAAGTCTGACAACATAGGTCGTTTGTCTTGTCTCTCTTCGCTCTTACGTGACAACTGCGCAAGTACGATGACCGTGATTTTCAATTCTTTTGCTAGTAGTTTCAAACCGCGTGAGATTTCTGCTATCTCTTGCTCACGATTTGCTTTTGTGCCTTTGATTAATTGTATGTAGTCGATGACAAGTAAGTCAAGACCTTTGCGCGACTTGTGCAACTTCGCCTTTGCTTTGATTTGTGCGATAGAAGTATCAACGTCATCGTCTATGTAAAACTCGATAGTTTGATTGTTTGCTGTGTTGATGACTTTGTCTATCTCGATTTGTTCTAGACGACCATTGCGTATCTTCCAATTCTCGATGTTGCCTATCAATGACAAGTATCGCTTTGCAAGTTGCTCGTTTGACATCTCAAGCGACAAGAAGAGTGCTTTGTGATTGTACTTTGCAAAGTCTTTTGTGAGCGTGAGAGCGATTGCAGTCTTACCCATTCCGGGACGACCTGCTACAACAATCAAGTCTCCTTCGTTGTAACCACCGATGTACTTGTCTAGATAGCGCCATCCTGTTTGTTTGCCTGTGAGCGCACCACCTTTGAGACTATTCTCTACGATTTGGTCAACGACTTTGTTTGTGACTTTGACGATTGAGTCAGGCTCTTTGTGTGTCGAGAAAGTAGTCTCATCAAGAATCGACTGCAAGTCTTTTACCATCTCATCAAGTTCTTTTGATAAATTCAAATGTGACAATCTATCGACGAGCGTTCGTTTGATGTAGTTATATTCTAGAGTTTGAAGATGTGTTTTGATGTTTGTCAAACCACTTGCTTCTTGTTGTATCTTGATAATCTCAATAACTTCTTTTTTTGTGAAATGTTTTGAGAGCGTCACCAAGTCAACAGGTTGATTGTCGTAGTACAAGTGTGTCATCGCATCGACGATACGACGTGAGAAGTCTTCTGTGAACCAATTCTTGTTGATTTGTGGTAAGAAGTGTCTTGCGTCATTGTAGAACAGCAAGTTTGATAGTATCATTTGTTCTAGATTCATAGTGTTGCAAGTTTATGTTGATTTGTTGATACTTTCAAATTGTTTTGTTTCCAAGTGCGAACTGCTGACTTCCAATCTTTCATCTTGTTTTTGCCTATCATCCAACCTTTTGATTCATAAAAGTCAAAGAACTTGTTTGATACGTCATTCATTCCTATTGAATCCATATATTGACTCAACTCGTCTAGAGTTGGTTTGACAAAGCGTTTACTCTTTGTATTATTTACATCTTCATTTTCATTTTCATTTTCCATATGTTCTTCATATGATTTACATATGTTATTCATATCTTCTTTCTTCTTACGATTGTTTGCTCTTGATTCACTATACTTCTTTCTCTTCTCGAACTCGTCTCTCATACGCTTATTGTAGTAGCCTTCGTCTGATTTATCGAATTTCTCATAGATGTCTTCATCATATGAATCACATATCTTCAACATATCTTTCTCGCTTAGTACTCCTTTTTGATGTTGTATACAAAGTAGTCGTATGTATTTACCTACTTGTTCGTTTGACATCAACGTTGTACCTGTTAAAAAATCGCTCGTGTAAAATAACACTGCCGGGTCTTTGCTCATTTGTTTTGTATTAAAAAAGCCCTCAAGCGAGTACCGAAGTGCGAGTTCGATACTTGCCGAGGGCAAAGGTCTGTTGATAGTTGTCTCGCACACAACTTTAATACCTTACAAAAATAGTGCTTTGTAACTTAATAGCAAATTATTCTTTTATTGAATATCTACCAAAGCCTTCTGTCTCATCGCACACGATGTCTAGTCCTTCTTTGTGACGTAGTACGTGAATCAATGCGGCGAGTCGAAACGAGCCATACAAGTTCAAAGCGTCGATTGGTGTGATAGACTTACCATTCATCAAATGTGTCTTCACTTTTTTGAGTTGTGATTCTTTTTTCATATTTTTTTTGTTATTGATTTTTCATATACATTCTCTCGAATTGTTCACTCTTGCTCGTCATATTTACCACAATAGAAGCCTAGTACGAAAGAGATGACGATGAAGCCTAGCCATATAGCAAATTGATATTGTGTCATATGATTCTAGTTTTTACAATTTCAACAATCTCAGTGAAGTTGTCACCGCGTACTTCGTAGTGATTGTACAATGAGATGGGCGCAAGTTCGTTGACTTGCAACTCCATTGAGTAACTCTCTTCAAGTTGATGTTGTATCTCTTCGATAGTAGGTTCGCTATCAAAGACACACAAAATGTCTTTGTCTTCGTTCACGAGAACATAGCCAATGCCATTCAATCTATTTGCAAATTGTTGAGCGTATACGTTCTTCTCAAAACGTGCAATGATTGATTGATTGTAGTAGACGCGATATTCGCTCACGTCGTTGATAGTTGCTTGTACGATTCTTGTATTCATTTTGCTTTGCCTTTATACATTTTGTAGAGTTGTTGACGTTGATGTTGAATCGCTTCGTTGAAGCCTTCAATGATTTTGTCTTTTTCAAATTGATAAGGAGTCGCTTCTTCGATTACTCTCTTCGACTTCTTTGTCAACACGTGACTCGCGTACATCACCGCAATGGTGATAGGAGTCAATACGATTGGGTATATGATGTCTAGTGCCATAGTCTTGTAAATAGTGGGCGCAATTAAGCGCCCGTTTTGATTTGATATTCCGCAGGTATTTTCTTGAAACATTCAGCGCCAACAGGCATTGTCCAAGCGTCGTTGTATTCTGTTGTGTCATTTGATGGATACATTTCAGAACCATAAATTGTATTGATAAAAAATTTTGGTTCTTTTATTCCTTTACCGCAACAAGCGCAACTACCGTAGAACATTTCGTGATTTGCTGAGTACTTTTCTTGATTGTCGTTGTACTTAGATTGCGCGATTCTTGGAATCTCAATGATGTTTTTTGGTTCGTTTATCATATCGTTTTTCTTATTTGATAAAGCGAAGATACAATCTGAAACCATATATGCAACACATTAAGAAACTATTTTTTCTATTGTATTTGTTTTATGACAATTCTATGACACTTTGAAGTAAGTTACCTGCGTAGTATAACTTCTCATCAATCAAGTCTTTTACGTCGTCAAGCGTGATATTTACTATGTGCGTACGATGTGAGTCAACGAATCTAGGGTCGTATGAAACAAAGAACGCATTCTCACACGCTGTCGCTATCATACCCATTTGAACTTGCCAATAGTAGTCAGGATGCTGAGACTTCAAGTCTTCGTTTGTCTTGATTGAGAAATTGCGAAGATGAATACCACTATTGAAAGGACACTTGAACTCAACGATGAAGTCATCGCCTAGAGCGTCAGGCGAATAGCCACCAAAGTCACCGTATTCTACAAAGACGAATGTCTCACCTCCGTAGTAAGTCGCTAGTGTGTTAAAAGGGTCAAACGCTTCATACGCTTGACGTTCGTGTTCTTTGCCCCATTCAAGAGCGCGACCATAGATTTCAGGTCTTATGCCTGTCAATATCTCTGCGCCTTTTTCATAGACAAATGTCTTTGCAGTTTCACTCAAGTACTCCGATTTGTTTCTCGGAGTACCCATCAACTTGTGAATTTGTGAAGCGGTAAATCTAGAGCGTCGCAATTCTTGCCACTGCTCTTCACTTTGCGTAGTCGTAACCATTCTCAAACATTCATTTTGCAGTCGACAACAATTTGTAGTCTACTTCGTTCAAGTGATACTTGTTTGTAATGTCAGAGATTTTACCACCACGAGTGATGTGTTCTACTGCTTTTGCCCAATTAGCGTGTTTAGGCGTGAGCGTTTCTTTCTGTGGTGCGCGACCCATTGCTTTCTCGCCATCGTCATCGTCGTCGATGTTGAGTCCTAAGATTGCCCCTAGAGCGTAACGACGTGCGTACGTGATTGCAGAACCCATCGCTTGAGGGTCGTTCTGTTTTGCGACAGGCATCTTGTAAGACGCTTCAATCCATTCGCCACTCTCGCTGTGAATTAAGAGAGTAGTCAACGCGTCGTCGTCAGGTAGTTGCGCAAACGCAAGACCGCAATCGCTCAAAGGTTTTTGAATAGTGTCTAAGATATTCGCGAGTGATGCGTACTTAGACTTGAAGAATGGGTTGTTTGCTTCTTTCGACACTTTGCCGATTGTTGCTTGAAACTTGCACAAAGCAAGTCCAATGTTCTTGATTGATTCACTTTTGTTCATATTAGTTTTCGATTTGTTCAATGATTTCTTTTGCTGTCTTGAATACTTTGACCGCTGTCGGGTGATACACGTCACCTTTTAAGTACTTACGAATAGTTGGAAGCGAGAGACCTGTTCTCTCGTGAATAGTCTTTTGAAGACCGTGATAGTGCTTGTGTTTTAACTCTTCTTGAATTTGTTCGATGTTTGTCATACTTCACAAAAGTACAACAATTCTTTCACTATGCAAACAAAATAGAAAAATTATTTGATGTCTACCGAGAAAATTCTATTTCCTAGTTTTGTAGCAAGTTCGTTTGAGATGCCGTCTAGAAGTTGTTGATTCCATACGTTGCGTATGAATTTTGTAGGTTTGATGCCTCGACGACCTATCGCGTTTGCGATTGCTTGTGCTTTGTTGCGACGTGCTTTGATAGGGTCTTCACCTTTTGACGCTCGTGTTTGTATACCTTTGTCGATGAGCCATTGTTCTATCGCTTGTACAGGTGGGCGCTTACCACGTCGACGACCGCCATCGACGTACTCTGCATAGTCTTCCATACCTAGACGCATAGTCAACGACGTAGGTGTTCTCGTCGTCTCTAGTGGTTTGATAGATTGACGCAACTTACCACTAGCGTTTGAGTCGTATGTAAATTTGCCTCTTCGCTTAGGTTTGTCAAGTTGCTCTTGAAGTTGTAGCGTGACACCATTCCAAAAGTTAGCGATAATCTCGTTCAGTTCGCTGTCTCCTTTAGTGACGAAAGAGTCTGCTCGTTCGCCTAAGCCGTTCAAAAATTCATCAAAAGTCATTCAACATTTCTATCAATAGTGGGTGAGGGTAAACGTCTATCTTGTCTTTGCGTACTGAGTTGTGAGTGAAGACACCATTCTTGCCCGATAAAGCGCGTTTTGTGACTTGCCAAATATCTTCGTTGTACGTTAAGTCAATAGCGTATTTTTCACGCCATAACAAGAGCAACTCTTTGACACTTGCGATTTGTTCTTTCGTGTAGTTCTCAAAGTACGTGTAGCCTTTGTATGGTGTGTCTAGTTTACACACATCTTTGACTTCTTTGTTCACATAGTTGTAGAACTTAGAGCCTTTTTGTGTTAAATATCCCCAATTACAAATCTCGATACCGATTGAGTTCTTGTCTAGATTCGTGTATGGTAGACCTAAGAAGTGCGATGACTTCAAACCTAAGTGATACGCCCAAAACTTAGAGTCAAAGCCTTGTACGATTTCACCTGAGCGAGAGATAGCGACACAAGTAGCGACGTTGACTTTGTCTGCATCCCAAAACTTAAACGTAGACACACCATCTGCGCCACCTGCTGTGTGATGAAGATAGATTTGCTTCTTCGTCGATTCTTCTTTGTTATAGCCCTTGAATGCTGTTTGATTGATATTCATTTGTGAGTCTAGTTAAGTACCAATTTGCTTTCTTTAAGTCTTCAAGACGATTCTTTTTCTCAAAACGCCACACGTATTTCAAGACGTTGCCTTTGAGATACCCTAGAAATGCTTCTTGTGTCATACTTGCTTTGATTGCTTCTATTGCTTCTACGTCGCCTGTCTTGTAGTGGTTCGGGTTTATCGCATCTTTTTCCATCGAGTCGCAAAAGTATAAAAGTCTTCGTCAATTATCAACGAGTGACCACCATTTAAGAAGAGTTGAGTGTGTTCGTGATACGCGCTTATTGCTACAACTTGACGCAAGTCAACGAGACCTTCTTCAAGATACTCTATCAACTCAGCATCAACACCAATTTCTAGAAACGCTTGGTCGTTTCTCTCTTCGTGTACGATTAAGACATCTACAATCATAGCGTTTTATGTGTGTAAGCGTGAATCTTTCGTGATGTCTTCTCGTCGCGATAAGGTTTCATAATCAACCAACGACCACCGATAGGCTTTGGCGATGCACCTCGTTCGATGTGCCAACCTTTTGAGCCGTCTCCGTACTCTTCTTTGTACGCACTTGTACGAATCATTAAAATATCGCGCAAGATTACCGTATCTTTTGTTGTCAACTCTTCTACCGTATACGTCATCTCGTAGTCTTCGTGAACGTGACCCATCCAAATTGCGTCAGCACCTTCGACGTTGACACTCATTCTGTTGTGTTGAATAGTTCCACGAGTTACTGCACCACCGCCACCGAAGCCGTGCATATATTTAATCTTGAATGATTGATGACTTGAGCCGTCGTCAAAATTAAAGCGAATCCATCCACCATAGCCACCGACTTGAACGTTTGACTCACACTTGTAGTTCAGCAACGTCACAAATCGCTCAATGATGTCAGTCTCTTGACGCTTCAAGATTGCTGTCTCGTGATTGCCGTAGCCTATCAACTTAATCAAGTGAGCGTAAGGTGTGAACCAATCGACAGCCGTGTTGATAATAGCGTCAAAGTAGTTCGCGACGTTGTGTTCTTCACGTATGTCGCTCTTTGATTTGCGAGGGTCGTACGCACCTTGCATCAAGCAAAACAAATCTCCGTTGATAAGAATGTCGTGATTTCCTGCTAGTGCTTCGTCGAGATGCTTCTTGAGTAATGCTCTGTCGCATTTTGGATTATCCCAATGCAAGTCAGAGATGAGAAGTACTTTAGTTTCTTCCCAATTTTTTTCAATTCGTACGACGTTATTTTTCTTCATAAGATGAGACCAATCACAAAAGCAACAATAGAGAACACGATGACTTGCGATTTAAGCGTCTTCTCGTGCGTTCTAAGCGCATCAATTTCGATTTGCTTAGATTGTATACTTCGTGCTTGAATTGTTCGAATAGAGTCGATTTGTGCGATTTCGATAGAATCTAGCAAAATCAACTTTTGATAGACAAGAACTTTGCGTCTTGCTTTTGCGCCCTCAACGAGATAGTGATTCGCTTGTGATAGAGTCGATGTGTCGATGTAAATCGATTGCGCGTTTAAGTCCATCGCTAGTACGAGCGAAAGTGTCAACATACATCGTATCATACAAGTAAATAGAATCGTGAAGAAGTTGTTTCTTAAATCGTACTTTTTCGATAGTGTCTTCATAGTACGAAATAGTCTCAATGTACATCGGTTCTCTCTCAATCGGCTTGAAAGTAAAGAACGCGTACACGACGCTACACAGGTACAACGCAACTATCAGCCAAGTAAGGAGTAGAAATTTGGAATTGGATGCCATAACCTGCGACAATGTCTGTTTTTGCGTCATAGAAAGGCTCTGCTGTGCTACTCACTATCAACTGAAAGTCTTCATCGTTGTTGTAGTGATAGTCGATTAGAGCCATTATATCAATAATTATTTGAGCCATATCACTCAACACTTCTATCGTATTCGACTCGCTCTCGAATACCCTATCAAAAACTAGCAACGCAAAGCGATAGTTCACGTAGCGACCATCACGAGTAGCCATATCAAAGCCGTCAGGTACTAACCACACGAGAGGGTAGAACTTGACCTCGTCGACTGCGAGATTGTACTCAGCACCGACAGAGAACTTGCCGACCATCTTATGGCTTTCGACTTGCGTTCTGATTTTTGCTATGATTTGATTTAGGGTCATTCTTTAAGAATTTGATGAGTTTGGCTTCGTTGTTCTTTTGCCACTTATTATCTCTCGTCGGGCGGGAAGTCATAGTTCCAAAAACAATCGTCATAGTCAGTAGGTAAATAGATACCGCCTACAAATGTAGTGCTTGAAGGTCGTATAGTATCGAACGTAGAACCGGGATTCAAAAACAATGGGTAGTCGTTCGTATATTCTCGCAAGTAATCTCTTAATCGATTCGCGTAGTATTCTGCTTTGTCACGATAGCGATTCTCTAAAAGTGTCAACTCGTCTACACTTATCGCTCTAGCGTTGTCACTCTCTCTACTTGCTACGCTCTTATTCATCAATTTGAACGTCATAGGAAGCATCGCTTCGCACAAAGTATAGTACTTCAAGCAAGGCGCAATATAAGAGTCTAGAAGCGTTGTATTCAAGTTTGTGAGAGTACCTGCAAACGCTTGAGTTTGCAACTCGTTATATATGCCACTACCTATGATGTCACGAATGTAGATTTCTTGACTCTCTTTTATCGCGTTCTTTAAGAGTTTGTCGTCTACGTTCTCATTGATAGGCGTGTTGTCCTTCAAATATGTTGTCGAAACGAAGTATACAAAGTTTGTCATTTTCTTCTTCTTACTACTTTAGATGCCCAAATGTGACGACAAGATGGTCTATGCACAGCAGGTGATGAATCAGGGATTGTGTACCAACCACCGCGACGCTTCCATACGTCATAACCTAGCAAAGCACTCATCGCGTTAATATCTTCACGAGAATACACTCTATCTACACGAACAACGCTACGACAAAATTCACGAGATGTGTCGATAATGATGTCGCCTTTTGTGTTTGGTGCTTTCTCGTATTTGTAACGTACGAGCAATTCAGTCTCGATGTCTGCGATTTCTCTCAAGCCATCGTCTGTAATTGTCAGACCACCCTCAGCAGGTTGAATCATACCCGTCTTGTTCAAGTTATCTATTGCTTGAGACACTTTCATCAAGTCAGCATCAATGATGTTGACAACTTCGCCTATCGTGATACCCTTGTTTTCTTTGATAGTGCTTAGAACTGCTTTCTCAATGTCAGTAGCAAAAGACATTTTGACTTCTTCGAATGCACTTGCTTCTTCACCAAATTGAGCGAATACTTTCAAGTCGCGCTCGTCATCCCATCCGAAAGGGTTTGACTTACTGAATGCAACAGGTGTTGCACTATCTAGAGCGTCTCCGTTTGCGATAGGTGGTAAGCCTGCAAGTTGACGCTTCTCGTTGATTGTCATATTCGACAACACGTTGTTTGCAACAAGCGGACTCAAAGAGTTGATTGCGTCGTTTAAGTTTGATTGAATCTTCACTTGTGATAGTTCAGGCAATCCCAACTCTCTACGTGCTTCTTCATTTGAAATCAAGTTACGAGTATACAAGTCTAAGTAGTCAAGACCTAGAGGCGGTTTGTTGATTGTCTCAAGTTTGACAGGCGAGATGAAAGAGAACAAGTAAGTCAACTGCTCATCCATTTTCATTTGACGAGGCTCTACGTACGATTGTTGAAACATCTCGTACGCTTCAATCATTTCAGAACGACCACCTAGTTGAGATTCTACACGAACACCAAACAACATTGGTGAGTTTACTTTGTGACCTACGAAGATTTCTTGTTGTACCGTTTTATTTAAGATGTCAAATTGCTTGTCAAAGTCGCTAGGTTGAATGTTCGATACAATCGACTCACGCTCGTTTGCATCGTTGTACATAAGAATCAAACCACCTGCGTTGTCTGTACCTTGATAAGAGTCTTTGAAGCGACGCTTTGCCTTTCTCGCTTCTTCAGGCGTTGGTACACCTTTGAACATTTGTATCAAAGTTTGAGCAGAGAAACCATTCTTGATAGAGTTCAAATGCCAATTCGAAATCTCTGTGTCAATCTCAATGTATTTCAACGCACCGACGTAGTCAGGTAGTGGGTAAATTCCACCACCGGGACGATACATCTTGTAGTAAAACAACTGCTTTGACTCACGAGTGTTCTCATTGAATGGGTTGTAGTGTACAATCTCTTCACGACGATTTGCCCAATCTTCTGAGTAGTAGTAACAATCGTCTAGACCTACTCGAACGTTTTTGAATGGTATGTGATACAACTCAGCGATTTGAGTCTTTGCGCGATTCCAAATGACTTCAACTGCAAAGCCATTGAACAACTCTAAATCGTAAGCGATTTTTTGCTTGACTTCTTCAAATGACTCGTAAGTGTTAATCGACTTCAGTTTTGACTCTGCTTTTGCGATGTCTTGTGTGTTCTGTGCGACGATTGCAGTTCCTACACCTGCGACGTATGACGCTTTCGCTGACACAATCGCGTTGTGTTTAGGCGATTTAGAGAACAAGTCAACTAGTAAATCGGGGTACAAGTTGTCGTCACCGAAATTGAATATGTCTTTCGCCTTATTCTCTTTGAATGTCGGTAGTTTATTCTCGTGAAATTGAAGTCTTTCGAAGTTCATTACTAGTAAATAGCGTTTATTCTTTTTTGTCTTTGATAAATAGCATCATAAAACCACCACCTAAGAAGACGCTCACTTCACTCAATGTCGCTTTCTCAAGATACACTAGTACAAATGACGCTACAATTACGCCTATGCCTAGACTAGTTGTTTTCCAATTCCTGAAGATTCTATCAATCATTTGCCTTGACCTTTGTACGGCTTTGCGCTTTTGTGTTTGTTCGCGTGTTTAGTGTGTCGACGAAGTTTATTCTTTGGCTTCACTCTGAATGACGACTCTGACTTAACCTTTGCCATCGAGTTTGTCTATTTTTTTAGCGTAGTAACGAATCGCAAACAAGCCCGATACAATACCAACAATAGCCAACAGAAGCGAAAACAAAGGTTGCCAAGTAGTCGCAAAATGTAAAACAGCAGACGAGCAAGAAATACCCGTAGCGATGTTTGCGATTGTATCGTTTTCAAAGTGTCTCATTATTTGATAGCCTCAGGGATTACACAATATGGAGAGTCAGGAAACTTCTCACAATAACGCTTCAAGTACAAAGAGTCATCACCTGAGAACGTGTGTATTCCCATCGGCTCGGGCCAAACCTCGTACGGGGTGAACTCTGCGGGTGGTTCTGAATAAAACAGAATGTCTACCGCCCATTTGTCGCTTTGCTTTGTGCATTCGCCTTCTTCGCTTGTCTCTAAACAAATAAACCCAATTTCAACAACTGCGCAATCTTTCCACGATGTCACGGTTTCCCCGCTTGGTGTGGTTGTGGTTTGTTGTATGTCTTTTTGTAGTGTTGCCCATTCGCTTGGGGTGAACTCAAATTTATTAAAGGATTTCATTGTGTTAAATTGTGGTTAGTGATGCAAGTTCATCGTTTGTTAGGCGGGTAGAAAATAGAATCGCTTCTTTTTGTGATGTTTGACGAGTGCCTCCATCGATATAATAACCTAAATACATTTCATCACAAGTCGGCACGGTTCCGCTGTTATCTGTTGCCATTTGTACCCCATCAACATAAAACGCAAAATCATTTTGTTTATATGCTAAGGCAAATTTATGCCACCCTAAACTAAGCCCCGTGGAACCCGTGTAACTAAATTGTGTTACACCTCCCGCGCCAACTTCTGCCCTTGCTTGTTGTGCATTGTTAGTCAAAATAAACATAATGTCACCATATAACCCCCCGCTCGCTTTGCGTAGCCAAATTGATTGGCTTTCTGATGGGGCTGCCAATACATTAAAATGCCCGTAAATTGTCCCTTCAGTTTGTCCAATTAATGCAGTTGCGCTGGTCTTATAACAAGCATCCGCAACCCTTGTGGCACTTGATGAGGTTGTTGGAATGTAGGATGTGGGGTAACTTGACGCTTCACACTGAAATCCCCAAACATAAACTTGCTTATTGCTTCCCGTGTAAGTTTCGCTTCCCGTGTCATCGGCTAAACCAATACGGAAGTTTGGCGAACCACTTGCCGCCATTGTGCGAGTATAAACAATTTTATACCATCCGTTGCCAACGCTTGTAATTGATGCGGTTACATCGCCCGTTGAACCTAAAATTGTACCATTTTGAATGTCGTAATCAACATATTGTGATGTAGAACCATTGTAAATGTTTACCGTCATATATTTACGGCTTACATATTTTGCGTAAAATGAAATTGTGTATGCAGTGCTATTGCTGAACGATGTTCCTTGATAAATCCAATGTTGTGTACTTGATGCCGTGCCATCGTCTAAAAGGTCGGCATTTTGTGTGCCATCAGGGCTGATTGCTTGGTTAGCCGTAATTGTTAAATTGTTGTAAAACCAAGCCGCATTGTCTATTTGTTCCGAATAGGTAAACAAATTCGTACTTTGCTTTTCAAGGAGTAACGACGGACATCCCCCGCCCCCATTTTGGTAAGTAAGGCGTGGAACATTTAGGCGGTCGGTTGTGGGGAAATAGGGTTTGGCGGTTGAGCCGATGTTTAGTTGTGCGCCCCAAATGAATGCGCCACTTGTTCCGTTGCCCGTGAATGCACCCGCGCCTCCCGTTGGTCTTACACGATAATATAAATCAATGGTTGACAAACTTGCATTACTTCCGCTTATCCCACATTTTAGCCATCCGTTACCTACGCTTTCAATCG